ACTTGGATAAGGTCAAGGAGTTGACCGAGTCGCGCAACCGCAAGAAGGCATCCGTCGCTCTCCGCGATCCCAGTACGGCAAGCGCTGCGGCTATGTTTTTGAAGTCGTACGCCAACCAGATTGCAACGGACGTGCATGAGGTGCGCAGTGCAATTACGGCAAAACTGATGGAAATAGCGAACTGCGGCGACCCCCGGTACGAGCTAAAGGCACTGGAGCTGCTAGGTAAGCACAGCGATGTCGGGTTATTTACGGAACGTAGCGAGATTACGGTCACCCATAAGAACGCAGATACTTTAGAAGCTGCAATTAAAGAGCGTATCAAGCGCTTACTTAATAGTGACGTGGTTGACGTGGTCCCCCTTACGGAGTCTCTGGATGCTGAGCTAGGTGTAATTGAGATGAAGGGCGATGCCCGCACCCGGAAGATAGTGGACGAGGCGCTAGACCCCATCGAGGAAGCCGAGGAAGAGTCAGACGAGGGCGAAGATGAGCCTTCAAACTGACAATGTTGCGCTTTTAGACTTGCTGAAAGTGCTGCCTAAGCTCTCCGAGCAGGAAATGCGGCAAGTTTTGTTTGAGTTGGACACGCTGGAGACGATGAAAGCCAAGGAGCTTCAGCGTGATAAGTTCTTAAAATTCGTCGAAGCAGTGTGGCCTACGTTTATTGGGGGGAGACATCATGCGCGGATGGCTGATGCGTTTGAAAGAGTGGCTCGCGGCGAGTGCAAACGACTCATCATCAACATGCCACCACGCCACACGAAGTCCGAATTCGCCTCATACCTGCTGCCAGCATGGTTTTTGGGCAAGTTTCCTCACAAAAAGGTGATTCAGACCGCTCATACGGCGGAATTATCGGTGGGTTTCGGTCGAAAAGTCCGAAATTTGGTCGATTCTGAGGTTTACCGCAACATTTTTCCCAATTTATCGCTGTCTGCCGACTCGAAAGCGGCGGGTCGATGGAACACAAGTAAGGGTGGCGACTATTTCGCTATCGGTGTGGGCGGTGCGGTGACTGGTAAAGGTGCTGATTTGCTGATTATTGACGATCCGCACAGCGAACAGGAGGCGGCGCTCGCCCAAGTGAACCCCGACATCTACGACAAGGTGTATGAGTGGTATACGTCAGGCCCGAGACAGCGTCTGCAGCCGGGTGGGTCTATTGTGATTGTGATGACGCGCTGGTCTTTGCGCGATCTTACTGGGCAAGTAATTAAGTCCAGTGCACACAGGGGCGGGGACGACTGGGAAGTTATTGAGTTTCCGGCTATTCTGCCATCTGGTAACCCGCTCTGGCCTGAGTTCTGGTCGTTAAAAGAGTTGGAGGCGCTGAGAACTGAACTGCCGAACCAGAAATGGCAAGCGCAGTACATGCAGCAGCCGACATCGGATAGTGCGGCGATCATTAAGCGAGAGTGGTGGAAGATATGGGAAGAAGACCGCCCGCCACCGTGCGACTACATCTTGCAAACGTGGGATACGGCGTTCGAGAAGAACAGCCGCGCTGACTTTTCAGCCTGTACGACGTGGGGTATCTGGTACAACGACGAGGATCACGGGCTACCAAACATCATCCTGCTCAATGCCTTCAGGGAGCGGATGCAGTGGATAGACCTGAAGGAAACCGCCTTTAAGCACTACCAAGAGTGGGAGCCGGATGGCGTGCTGATCGAGAAAAAAGCAACTGGTGCCCCGCTGATCTATGAGTTCAGGGCGATGGGCATCCCTGTGCAGGAGTACACCCCGTCCAAGGGGAACGACAAGATAAGTCGGTTGAACTCGGTGTCAGACATCATTGCCTCGGGCAAGGTCTGGGTGCCTCAAACCCGCTGGGCTGAAGAGCTGGTCGATGAGATCGCAAGCTTTCCTAGTGGTGAGCACGATGACTACGTTGATGCGACGACACTTGCATTGATGAGGTTCCGCGCAGGCGGCTTCATACGGCTACCTTCGGATGAGCCGGAAGAAATTAAGTGGTTCAAGTCTCAACGGAATGCGGGGTACTACAACGTATGAATGGATACGACGATTTAGCGGCGTTTAAGCTGTGGTGGGAAAACACTCGCCCGTTTAGCCCTCCTATAGAAGACCCGGTGACACAAGCTGGCGTTATCTATGGTGTCGTGCTCTATCGTCAGGCACCGTATCAGGTGCAGCTATTCATCATGCCGCCCAACTCTTCCATTGAAGATCACATACATCCAAACGTGGATAGCTTCGAAGTATTCGTAGGGGGCGATATTGCATTTCGCTGTAATGGCGAGGAGTACGCCCAGAATGTTTTAGGCGCAAGTATTCGTGTGTTTCCCGATAGCTGGCATGGCGGTAAGTTCGGTGAACGTGGCGGGTGCTTTCTATCTGTACAGAAATGGTTGAACGGTGTGCCACCTACCTCGGTAGGGCATGACTGGCATGACGCTGCCAACAATAAAGTTGGTGTTGCGTCTTTGATTGAGGGGTAACTATGACGCTTCTTGAAACAGTTAAGTTCTGGTGGGCGGTTAAGAAGTACAACCGTCGTTTACTAAAACAAGCTAAAGAAGCTGATAAGACTCCTTATAACACAACCAAAGAAGACGTAGATGAATGGTTTGAAAAGAACCCGTTCAAGATTACACGCGAAGAACTAAGCGTTCGTAAATACAAACTTGTGCCGGAGAAACGACCGGTAAACATAATTAAGGAAATTTAATCATGGCAATCGATAAAGGACTGTATGCAGCGCCTCTCGGCTTAGCCGACGCAGCTGTGGCGGAACCGGACATAGAGATTGAGATCGAGGATCCAGAGTCGGTGAAGATCGGCATGGATGGAATCGAGATCGAGCTTGAGAAACGTGAACCGACCGCTGAAGACTTTGATGCAAACCTCGCTGAGTTTTTAAGTGACGGTGAGTTGGCGTCGCTAGGTGACGAGCTAGTTGGTGAGTTCACATCCGACCAAGACTCGCGCAAGGACTGGGTTGATGCGTACGTCAAAGGCATCAAGCTACTTGGTTTGAAGGTGGAAGAGCGCAGTGAGCCGTGGTCTGGTGCATGTGGTGTGTTCCATCCGATGCTGACCGAAGCAGTTGTGCGGTTCCAATCAGAAGCAATCGTCGAGACGTTCCCAGCGATGGGGCCAGTTAAGACACAGATCGTCGGCGCTATCGACAAGATGCGTGAAGAAGCAGCTGCACGTGTGCGTGAAGATATGAACTACCGTCTGACTGAAGAGATGGTTGAGTATCGCCCCGAGCACGAGAAGATGTTGTTTGCTTTGCCGCTTGCAGGTTCTGCGTTCAAGAAGGTCTACTACGATCCGTCGCTTGGACGACAAGTAGCGATGTTTGTGCCCGCTGAAGATATGGTTGTGCCGTACGGCGCATCTAGTCTAGAGACAGCAGAGCGAGTCACACATGTGATGCGTAAGACACCTAACGAGGTGCGTAAGCTGCAGGTAGCGGGGTTTTATAGAGATGTGGATCTCGGTGAGCCGCAGAATGTGTTGGACGACATCGAGAAAGAAAAAGAAAAAGATCAGGGCTACACAGGTAGCATGGATGATCGGTTCCGCATCCTTGAGATGCACGTCGAGCTTGACTTGCCGGGTTACGAGGACACGGATAAAGATGGCAAACCAACAGGCATAGCACTGCCTTACGTCGTCACTATTGAGAAGGGCACGCAGACTGTCCTTGCTATTAGACGCAACTGGTATGAGGACGACACACTCAAATTAAAGCGCAACCACTTCGTGCACTATGTATATGTGCCGGGGTTTGGGTTCTACGGCTTTGGCTTCATTCACTTGATCGGTGGTTATGCGAAGGCGGCTACATCCATCATGAGGCAGTTGGTGGACGCAGGTACGCTGTCTAACCTGCCGGGTGGTATGAAGAGTAAGGGCTTGCGTATCAAGGGTGATGACACGCCGATTGCTCCGGGTGAGTTCCGTGATGTCGATGTGGCGTCAGGCACCATACGCGACAACATCCTGCCGCTGCCATATAAAGAGCCAAGTCAGACGCTGTATCAGCTCTTAGGTCAGATCATCCAAGAGGGTCGCAGCTTCGCCTCCGCTGGTGATATTAATGTGTCGGATATGTCTACGCAGGCACCGGTAGGCACAACACTGGCTATCCTTGAGCGCACGCTAAAGATAAGTACGGCAGTGCAAGCTCGACTGCACTATGCGATGCGCAACGAGTTTAAGCTGTTAAAGGCCATCATCCGTGACTACACACCAGAAGAGTACAGCTATACACCAGTAGACGGAGACCGTCAGGTCAAGCAAGCCGACTACGACATGGTGGACATCATCCCTGTGTCTGACCCCAACGCTGCGACGATGGCGCAGAAGATCACGCAGTATCAAGCTGTGATCCAGTTGGCTCAGCAAGCGCCTCAGTTATATGACCTGCCGCTGTTGCATCGTCAGATGATCGAGGTGTTAGGCATCAAGAACGCAGCTAAGTTGGTGCCGACAGAAGAAGATGCGCTTCCAACTGATCCAGTTCAGGAAAACCAGAACATCCTGATGGGCAAACCTGTCAAAGCATTCATCGAGCAAGACCACGAGGCCCACATTGCTGTGCACATGGCAGCAGCTCAGGACCCCAAGCTACAGATGATGATGCAAGGCAATCCGATGGCAGGGGCGATACAAGCCGCAGCTATGGCGCACGTCAACGAGCACTTGGGCTTCCAGTACCGCAAAGAGATCGAGCGGATACTTGGTGTCACGCTACCAACCGAGGAGCAAAACAAGCAGATGCCTCCAGAGGTTGCCGCACAAGTCGCACAGATGTCGGCACAAGCAGCACAACGCCTGTTGATGACAAACCAGCAGCAGGCTGCACAAGAGCAAGCCCAGCAAGCAGCGCAAGACCCCATCGTGCAAATGCAGATGCAAGAGCTTCAGCTCAAACAGCAGGAGATCCAGCGCAAGATGGAGAAAGACCGTGTCGATGCACAGCTCAAGGCGCAGCAGTTACAGGTCGAGCAGGCTCGCATCGCAGCACAAGAAAAGATCGCAGGTCTACAAGTTGGAGCCAAGACTACGCACGCACAGAAAGAGTTGGAAGCACGCATGCAGGTCGAGGGTATCAAGCTTGGACTGCAAGGTGCCAAACAACGGCAAGAAGGTCGCCGTCCGCAGCAGCCCCCTGCTAGAGGTAAGGAGAAAGAATGAATGATGGAACCGTCCTTGGGTACTTAAAAACTAAGTTCACCGAAGAGCAGCAGAGCAGAGTTGAGTTCCTTGCAGCTGGCAAAGTCGCCAGTTTGGAAGAGTACAAACACGTAGCCGGAGTGATCCGGGGTCTGGCAATGGCTACGGAAATCCTTGATGACCTCGTGCGACGACTGGAGAAATCTGATGAATAGTGCTGTAGACCTCTCGCAAGCTGTGGACTTGTCTGCTGTATTGGACAAGTCGGCTGAAGAGAAAGCCAAGCAACTACCTGACCCTGCGGGATATCACATCCTTGTGGCGCTACCTGAGTCTGAGGAGACCTACGAGAGTGGTCTGATCAAGGCTGATGAGACCCGCCGGTACGAGGAAGTGCTGTCCACGGTGTTCTTTGTAGTGGCTCTTGGGCCTGATTGTTACAAAGATGAAAAGAAGTTTCCTACCGGCCCGTGGTGCAAGAAAGGTGACTTTATCCTCGCCCGCCCCAACACCGGCACCCGACTGAAGATTCACGGACGGGAGTTCCGGCTTATCAATGACGACTCGGTGGAAGCCGTCGTCCAAGACCCGCGTGGTATCTCGCGTGCTTAAGGAGAGTTAAATGAATGCTAAGGCTAACCCAGAACTGACTGAATTCGAGTTCCCTGACGAGAAGGAGGAAAAAGCTAAAGCTGCGGCAGCGGCTAAAGTCTCCGCCGAGGAATTCGATATCGAGGTTGTAGATGACACCCCGCCGCAAGACAGAGGCCGCAAGCCAATGGCTGAGCCGCCGGAGGAGGTAACTGATGACGAGCTGGCTTCGTATGACGAAAAAGTCCAGAAACGCCTCAAAAAGTTTACAAAAGGCTATCACGACGAGCGCAGAGCCAAAGAAGAAGCTCTACGGGAACGTCAGGCCGCTGAGGAGTTTGCCAAGAAGCTCTATGAAGAGAACCTTACTCTCCAGAAGCAGCTATCTGACGGCTCTAAGATATTTATTGAGCAGGGTAAGTCTGCTGCGCAATTGGAGCTTGAACAGGCTAAGAAGCAATACAAAGACGCCTACGAGAACGGGGATGTCGATGCTGTGGCGGAAGCGCAAGCTAAGATCGCACAGGCAACCTTGAAGCTTGACAAGGCTGAAAATCTTAGACCTATTGAAGTACAGGAAAAACCCGAGTATAGTCCCCCCAACTCGACAGCTTCCAAGACGGACCAAAAGCTAAATCAGTGGCTTGAGGAAAACCCTTGGTACGGGGATGAGTCATCCCCCGAGACCACGATTATGAGTGCTACCGCCCTTGGCGTGCACAACGCTCTAGTCAAACAGTTTGGTCAAGGCTACGTTGGGACAGATGAATACTACGAGAAGATCAATTCTCGTATGCGCAAGAGTTTCCCCGATTACTTCGGGAGCCAAGAAGATCAGGATGAACCGGAGGAGCAGCCTCAACAGGCAGCGCCCCGAGCCAAACAGACTACGGTTGTAGCTCCGGCTACTCGT